CATCCTAACGCGCCACGGCTTTGCTGTATTGTACGGTGCGCCGGGCATTGGTAAGTCGTTCATGTCAATTGATTGGGCGCTGTCTGTTGCCTATGGGCGAGAGTGGCACGGCAGGCAAACAAAGCAAAACGCTGTGTTGTACCTAGCAGCAGAGGGCGTTGGCGGCCTTGGCAAGCGCATCAAGGCGTGGCAGGCGCACTATGACCGTTACGGCGACGCGCCGTTCTACGTCTTGCCAATGGCTGTCAAGCTGCTTGACCAGCAAGAACTCGACAAGCTGATACGCACTATCGACAATTTCAAGCAAGAGTTTAGCCTGATTGTGATTGACACAGTGGCTCGGACACTAGCCAGCACCGGCTCAGATGAGAATGATGCGACGGCTATGGGGCAGTTTGGTGAGATGTGCGGCGTTATACAGCGCCACGCTGACTGCGCCGTCCTAGCCGTGCATCACTCTGGCAAGGACGCTGCGAGGGGGATGAGAGGCAGTAGTTCCCTGCAAGGTCTGAGCGATACTGTGCTGGAACTGTCGAGCAGCGAAGGCCGGGTAACACTGAAGATGCAAAAGCAAAAAGATGCAGAGCCAATAGCCGATGAGCAGTATGAGCTAACGCCGGTGGCTCTCATTGACGACAGCAGCGCGGTGCTATTGCCAGTCGAAATGGCCGACAAGAAACGCGGTGCGAAGCTGACGCCGGGTCAATTGCTGGCGTTTCAAGCGTTGCAGAATGGCCTCATTGATGCCGGTGTGCAGCAGATGTCGTTGGATCGCTGGAAGGATTTGCACAAGCAAAAATGCGACGATTTCACGTCCAGAAAGCGCTCAGATGACCGTGCGGCACTGCAATTGAAGGGCGTTGTGATTATTGATGGGGGGAAAGTGTGGATTAACAAAGAGTTAGGGGAGAATGTGAGATGAGAAAGGTTAAATCTCATAGCAATCTCATAGTGATCGGACTGATGACAGGATATGACGGAGATGAGATCCCCACTATAGGGGATCTCTTTCTCATAGTCCTCGGCATAGGGGAATAGGTAATGGCAAGAGTTAGAAAACCAAGCAAGCAACACTATGCGCCTAGTCAGGGTGCGATGAGGCGACAACAGGATGCGCTGCATCGGTATGATGATCGCGTCAGTGAGGTTGAACGCAAGTGGGGGGTGGATCGCTTGATCTGGGTAGTGGGCGGTAATCTGAGAGATCGCTTTGAGGCTCAGATGGATAAGCTCAATGCTGCGATAGATAGGATGGAAGATGTCGAGCATCAGGTTGACGTGACATTGCGCGGGGTGGCAGCGCTTGAGCAGGCGGCAATCGCTGCTGGTGTGCAGCCGCTAAAGGGCGAGTGGATTGAGGGCAAGATGCCCGATGGCCGTGTGTTGGCTATCGTGCCAAATGATTACGAGGTGAGCCGCGTCAAGCGCGACAACCGCGAGATGGTGGTTTACAGCGTTGACGAGATCGGCAGGTTGCTGGCAACGTGGGATGAGAGCAAGACAGTTGATGCTGTCAAGGCTGTGTTCCCCGGTGCTACTGTTGAAAAGGTAAAAACGAAACTTGAAAAGGAATTGAATGATGAAATCCCTTTCTAGAAAATGGTCAGTGATGCCATCGCGAGCCATCAATGATCGTGAGCTAAAGGAACGCGAGCTGCGGGTGCTAGGGGCGCTGTGCATCCACACTAACGCGGCTGGTGTGTGTTGGCCTAGTATGGAGACGTTATGCGCTGTGACAGGGCTTGCATCGCGCCAGAGCATTCACAATGCTATGAAGGTATTGAAGCGCAAGCGGTACGTCAGGCAGTTGCAGCCGAAGGACTACCAAGAGACAGCGACAGGCTGGAAGAGCAATAGGTATCAAGTGTTATGGGATGGAGATGAAGCGTTGCCAACATATGAAGAGGTAGACAGTGCCAAGCCGTTACAGTTGCGCGAGGATCAGGGCGACGACGACGTAAAAGAAATAGGGGGTCTGGGGGATTTACAATCACACTCTCACACGCACGACGACAGCGCCGCCAGACCGTTAGCAAACGCCTACATCCGCGCCGTTATGCGGGCGACAGGTCAGGTCAGGCTGTACGATAATGAGATAGCACACGCGAGGCGGCTGGCTAATGCTGGCTTCACCGCTGATGATGTCGAGGCTGCAACGCTCAACACCTGTGACAGAGCCATCGAGCGCCGGGCTGGTGTGCCATCGCTTTATGATGTGGCAGTGGGGATGGGGCTATGAAGTACACGGCAGCAAACGTTGGTTTGTCGGTGTACGGCGCGGGCGGCGACACACCCACCACACAGGAAAATCGACCCCTTGCCCCCCGCCCCTCCCATCTATCGATAGGGGGTGCCACACAAAATTTTCGCCCAAAACGCTGCACCGACTGCGACAACGGCTTCATCCGCGAGCCGGACGGCTATGGTTGCGTCCAATGGACATCGTGCTATTCTTGTGGGGGAACGGGAGAGGCCGATGATATATGAGGGCGATGGATCATTTGAGCGTAAGCTGGCGAACAGCCAATGTCCGCGCTGTCGCAGCTTGATCGAGTTACGGCGCGATGATAAGCATAAGCGCGAATATAAATGCACTGGCTGCAATTTGAAAATTATTGACGTAAAGGGAGAAAGCGAATGAGCTACAAATTTGGAAAAGTAAAATTGGTTGATGTTGACGCAGACAATGTAACGCTAAGTTTGGAATTAAACAGGCACGAATTGGATCTTTTATACGCATCTATTAAAAAAGATTTTAAGAACACTTGTCATGCTGTGATAAATGACAGGGCTGGCCCCAGCTTTTGTGCAGAACAGGGTATGCTTGTGCAAAAGATAGCTATGGCAACAGCAGAAATTCAAAGCATCATATCATCACAGGATTTATAAAAAAATGAACAGATATGAGTTACTCGACGCCGCCAAGGCCACTGTCGCCGACCGTGGCGAGGATTACGGCAGCATATGGGAAAATCACGAACGTATCGCCGTTATATGGACGGCACTGCTTGGCATACAGATTGAGCCGGAGCAGGTCGCTATGATGATGGTCGGCGTGAAGCTGGCTAGGCTGGCTGCGACGCCAGAACATCAGGATAGCTGGGTTGATATAGCCGGTTATGCCGCAACAGGATCGGAGTGTTTGAGTGTCAGACAAGCTAACGATTAGGCAGCAGCGGGCGGCGCTCGTGGCTGACGATGAGGGCCGCCGCGAGGCTGTGGTGCAAGAGTTAGAGGCGATTGGTGCCGGTGAGGCGACTGACGTTATTCAGTGGGATGATATGGGGCGGGTAACGCTGACGCCCAGCGATCAGTTGTCGGAGCGGGCGAAGCGCTCGATTAAGAAGGTCAAGGTCACGCCCAATCAGTTTGGCAATACGATTGAGGTTGAGATGCACGATAAATTGTCTGCCTTGAGGCTATTGGCGAAGCATCGCGGGTTGTTAGAGCCTAACAGTGACAGCCAGAAACCTAGTATGATTGGCATCAACATTACTGGGCCAACGACTAAGATTGTGGAGATTGACGGCGATGGCTGATGTAATCGACCTGAAGGAATATTTCAGCGTTAGGTTTTTTAAGCGAGATATATTGTGCGGCTATTGCTCCCGGCTGACTAGGGGTCGGGTGTATGATGGCGGCGAGGCTATTGTTTGCACTGAGTGCGGCGGGCCTATGCTTGAGTTAGAGAGCGACGATTTTAATGATAATATGACTATTATTTTTGACCCAGAGGCGTAGAATGGCGCGATCATCAAGAGCAACCGACAGATCACCCCGGCGTAGGAAAGAGCCTACCACTGACGCGCTTGCGGGTCTGAATTTGGATTTTTCTGAAAGCCCGACGGTATGGGATTTTTTAAACGACGACAGCTTTGTGCGTGGTCTGATGGGGCCAGTCGGCTCTGGCAAGACATTCGGTTCCTTAGCGGAAGTGATGTTGAGAGCGGTGAAACAGGAACCGTCGCCGATCGATGGGATCAGATATACTCGATTTGCAGTTATCAGGAACAGCTACCCAGAGTTACGCACGACCACGATTAAGACGTGGCAAGAGTTATTCCCTGAGAATGTTTGGGGGCCGATGCGCTGGTCGCCGCCGATCACCCATCACATCAAGCTGCCGCCGCGCGATGGCGCGGCTGGGCTTGATTGTGAGGTGATCTTTTTGGCGTTGGATCAACCGCGTGATGTGCGAAAGCTGTTGTCGCTTGAATTGACCGGCGGCTTTATTGACGAGGCTCGTGAACTCCCGAAAGCGGTGGTTGATGGGTTGACGTCGCGTGTCGGTCGTTACCCGACGCGGGCGAATGCGGGCTGCACTTGGCGCGGCGTGTGGATGAGTACAAACCCAATGGATAGCGATCACTGGTGGCACCAGTTAGCTGAGAAGAACCCCATTCGCGGAAAATATCCTTGGAAATTTTACAAGCAGCCCGGCGGTGTGGTTGAGGGTACGAAAGAACATGAGAACGCAATATTTGCGGCTGATAAATATTGGATCAATAACCCGAAGGCCGAGAATACGAATAATCTGCCGCCCGGCTATTACGAGCAGCAGTTAGCCGGTAAGAGCATTGACTGGATACAATGCTACGCTGGGGCGCAGTATGTGTTTGTGCAAGACGGCAAGCCTGTCTGGCATGAGTTTTCTGATAGCCTGATGTCGGCTGACGTGCGCATTGAGGAAGGCTGGCCGGTGCATATCGGGCTTGACTTTGGTTTGACCCCTGCGGCTGTCTTTGGGCAGAAGATGCAAAACGGGCGGTGGCACGTCGTGCATGAGCTTGTTGCGTTTGATATGGGCTTGGAAAGGTTTTGCCATCACTTGCTGGCTGACATACAGCAGCACTTTCCGAAATCCGACGTGCTGATCTGGGGTGATCCGGCGGGCGTCAAGCGTGACGAGATATTTGAGGTCACGGCGTTTGAGCATTTGCGCACGATGGGGCTTCACGCTAGGCCGACCAGCACCAACGACTTTATGGTGCGACGCGAGGCTGGGGCTATGCCGATGAATAGGCTGATCGACGGCAAGCCGGGGCTTTTGGTTAATCGCTCTTGCGCCAAGGTGCGTAAGTCGCTGGCTGGCGGGTATCATTTCAAGCGTATGGCCGTCGGGTCTGGACAAGAGAGGTTCCGCGATGTGCCGAATAAAAACCAGCACTCGCACGTCGGCGATGCGTTTGGCTATTTGATGCTTGGCGCTGGCGAGGTGCGGAACATCACGCGCAACAGCCAGTTCAGCAAGCAGTTCAGGCAGGCCACAGCCAATATGGATTTTAGCATATTCTGATGTGGCAGCGCGAAATAACGAACAATCGTCAGGTTCAGATCGTGCCGTTTCACTGGGCGCACCCCTACGCGATGGATTTGCGCGAGTTTGACAAGCGGGCGTTTGACAATATTCCGAATTATCAGGATATGCTAAAGGCGTTTCAAGCCGAGGGCGGCGCAATTACGGCTCTGTGGCGCGGCAAGATCATCGCCTGCTTGGGTTGCAATAATATGTGGCCGGGCGTCTCCGAGGCTTGGATGATAACATCTATAGAATTTCCCAATATATCTGTGACAGTAACTAGGGCAGCTATTAGATATTTCAATAAGATTGCTATAGAACATAAATTAAAAAGATTGCAAATCACTGTCGACGTGGAAAACGAGCTTGCGATGCGTTGGGCAAAGATGTTAAAATTCACGCCAGAAGGCGTCATGCGCAAATATGGTGCGGGCGGTATAGATCACATGATGTTCGCAAGGATTTACGAATGAGCAATCTTTTCAAACCTAAAATGCCAGCGATGCCTACGCCGGAGCAAGTCGCGCCAGAAGTGACTGCCGCACAGAAACGGCAAGAGGAACGCCTTGAGGCACAAGAGCAATTGCAGGCAAAGCAGCTTGCGGCGCGTCAACGCGCACGTCGTATGGGCGGCAGCCGTATGTTGTTGTCAAGCATTCGCGGCGGTACAGCCGAAGATCAATCAACATTAGGAACATAATTATGGGTTCAGCAAAAAAAATGTTTACAAAGCTCGCCAAATCAACAGGCATCATAAAAGAAAATAAATTTGCTCAAACTATGGTCAAAGCTGGCGCAGAGCTAGAGGCTGGTCGTGATCCGCAAGACAAACCGACTGATCCTGAGCAAACAAAGGCGCAAACTGGCGCAGCCGCAGCAAGAAAGAAACGCGGCGGCAGAGTAGGTCAGCGCGGTTTGCTTTATGCCAGCCGTTTAGGTGGCGGCGGCGCTGGACGCGGTGAAAATCAAGACACGCTTGGGTCAGCCTAGTGCCGCTGGCTAAAGGCAAATCCAAGAAAGCCGTCAGCAAAAATATATCTATGCTGCGGCGCGAAGGCAGGCCATTGAAGCAAGCTATCGCTATTGCAATGCAAGAGGCGGGAAAGGTGAAAAAGAATGGGTAAGAAAAAAGGCAAGGGTTACGGCAAGTAATGGAAAAGAAAAAAGAGGTTTGGGATAAAGACCGGCCAAAGGGCTTGGGCAAGCCGAAAGGTTTAAGCCCGGCACAGAAGCGCAAGGCTATGCGGGCGGCAGCAAAGGCTGGGCGTCCATACCCAAATCTCGTTGATAACATGAGGGCAGCGCGTGGCTAAAACACCAGCTTGGCAACGGTCTGAGGGCAAGAACCCATCCGGCGGCTTGAACGCCAAAGGCAGGGCTTCAGCTAAAGCCGAGGGCATGAACCTAAAAGCGCCAGTCAAGTCTGGCGACAATCCGCGCCGCGCATCATTCTTGGCTCGTATGGGCGGGATGCCGGGGCCGGAATATAAGAATGGCGAACCAACGCGCCTGCTCTTGTCGCTTCGCGCTTGGGGCGCAAGCTCCAAGGCAGACGCCAAGAAAAAAGCGGCAGCTATAAGCAAAAGGAACGAAGCCAGTGCATAGTGTTGAAGATATCCTAAAGCGTCACGACGTGGCGCAGCGTCGCAAAGATAACTGGCGTCAGATTTACGAAGATTGCTACGAGTTCGGCTTGCCGCAACGCAATCTTTACGATGGCTACTATGAGGGCGGCGGCTCTCCGGGGCAAAATAAAATGGTGCGGGTGTTCGACAGTACCGCCATCAATGCGACGCAGCGCTTTGCGAACCGCATCCAGTCTGGCCTGTTTCCACCTTACGCGCCTTGGTGCCGCCTAGAGCCGGGGCCAGATATCCCAGAGGATCGCCGCATTGAGGCGCAGATTGCGCTGGATATGTACGCCGACACAATGTTTAGCGTATTACGCCAGTCTAACTTTGACTTGGCTATGGGCGAGTTCTTGCTTGATCTGGCCGTTGGCACCGCTTGTATGCTGGTGCAGCCCGGCGATGATTTGACGCCAATCCGCTTTACTGCCGTGCCGCAGTACCTTGTCAGCATCGAGGAAGGTGCGCACGGCAAGGTCGATAATGTTTACCGGCGTATGCGCATGAAGGGCGAGGCCATCAACCAGCATTGGGCTGACGCTGAAATCCCGCCACGCTTGCAGCGCATGATTGACGACAAGCCGACAGAAGAAATCGAGCTTGTCGAGGCGACCTTGTATGACCCAGAGGAAGGCGACTATTGCTATCACGTCATCTGGGCTGAAGGCAAAGAGGGCTTGCTGATGCGCCGCATGAAATCGTCGCCTTGGATTGTGGCGCGTTATATGAAGGTCGCCGGTGAGGTTTATGGTCGCGGGCCGCTTGTGACAGCTATTCCTGACATTAAGACGCTAAACAAAACGCTAGAGTTGCTGCTAAAAAATGCCAGCTTGTCTATTGCCGGTGTTTACACGGCTGCTGACGATGGCGTTCTAAACCCGCAGGCAATCCGCATTGCGCCGGGTGCTATTATCCCTGTTGCGCGTAACGGCGGGCCGTCAGGCGAGAGTTTGCGGATGTTGCCGCGCTCTGGTGATTTCAACGTGTCACAGATCATCATCAATGATTTGCGCATGAACGTAAAAAAGATTTTGCTCGACGACACACTGCCGCCCGACAATATGTCAGCCCGGTCAGCCACAGAGATTGCAGAACGTATGAAAGAGTTGGCGCAGAACCTTGGCTCTGCCTTTGGCCGTCTGATCACTGAGACTATGGTGCCGCTGATTAGCCGCATCCTATATGTGATGGATGAGCGCGGCATGATTGAGATGCCGCTGCGCGTCAATGGGCTAGAGGTAAAGGTAACGCCGGTCAGCCCAATTGCGCAGGCTCAAAATATGGGCGACATTGAGAAAATTATGCAGTGGGTGCAAATGTCGTCAGCCCTTGGCCCAGAGGGTCAGATGGCTGTCAAGACTGGCAGCATTGCAGACTATGTTGCTGACAAGCTCGGCATTCCGGCGAGCCTACGCACTACGCCAGAGGAACGCGCCGAGATGATGCAGCAGGCAATGGAAGCCGCCCAGATGGCGGCGCAAGCAGAGGCGGGCGAAATGCCACAAGGTGAGGCACCGCCAGAAGGGGTGTAGTATGAACGCGACAGGGTGGGAAGGTCTACAAAACGTAGACCCGACAATTGCAGAAAAACAGCAGGTAGATAAAGACGACGTTGATCGTCTCTATTTGCGCGTGTTCG